AGATATCGCTTCAAGCGTTATCCGTGGTGGAGTTGCACCACTAGGTGGACCTGCAGGATATGTGGCACCATTCGCATTCGGTATTCCGATTGTTGAAGTACCACTTCTTTCAGAGACACAGACTGGAACACACTCAGGAGCCGCTGGTTCACACGGAGACGTCCACTTGACATTCCCAAATAACGTAGTTATTGGTATCAAGCGTGATGTAACTGTTTACCGCTTCTTCCAGCCACGTAAGGACACAATCGAGTACACAATGTATACTCGTGTTGGAGTTCAGATCGAGCAGGCAGACGCTTGGGTAGTTATTAAGAACGTTAAGGTTGCTTCTTAATTAATTTAAGATAAAACCCCCGAAAGGCCCCTAATTAATTTTAGGGGCTTTTCATTTTAATTTATCAATGCTATAATTGAAGAACCTAACAAAGGAGATAATATGTCATTTGAGACATTGAAAATAGCAGAACTCAGAAAAGTTGCAGAGGACTTTGCAGTTGACACTGATGGAATTAAGAGTAAGGCAGATATCGTTGCCGCCCTTGCAGGAGAGGGAGTTACATGGTCTGTTTATCAAAAAACTATTAAAGATATTGAAGATGCAACAGACGAGTTTAGTGAAAACGCAGAAGAGATTTTGCCTAGATTTAATCCAGATGCTCAACCAGAAAATACGGTTCTAGTTAGAATGACTAGAGAAAATTTCAGGTATGATATAGAAGGATTCACATTCACAAAAGAGCACCCATTTGTTGCTATGACAGAAGAAGATGCTCAAGAAATTTTTGACAAGGAGGAGGGTTTCCGCTTAGCAACTCCAAAGGAAGTTCAGGAGTACTACGCTTAACCTTTATTAAATGGAAATTCTAGTAGGTTCAAATTCACCAATAACACATAAGGTGTTTTGGCAGGGACAGCTAACTGATTCAGATAGCCTTCCAGTTGTAAGATTATATGACATTACAGAAGATCCAGGAGTATCTCCAGCAATTAATCCTGCTACGATACTTTCAACATTAACCCCTGTCAAGTCAGAAGTAGATGCAGGAACATACATTGTCTATATTCCTTTAGCCTACACAGACAGACAAAGACAATTAAAATTAAGCTGGACATATTCAGTTGGCGGAACCTCTACACAAAAAGATAATAAAATATTTGTGCAGACTCCATATACCGATATGAGCCAAGCAATAGAGTCTTTAGGGTTAGGCTCTGACTATTCAGATCCTAACACTAGATCATATGCTGAGTTGGCCAATGCTGAAAGATATGCAAGAAAACTTATTGAGGCTTACACAAGGCAGCAATTCTTTTTATATGATGATATTCAAACAGCGTACGGCTCAGGGTCCGATGTGCTTCCGCTTCCGTACAGAATATCAACTCTATACAAACTATATCAAAACGACATTCTGCTCTTAGACACATTAAATTCAGTTAATAATTGGAATTTTAATACAGTAATTTCTGAAAGCGGATTTGGCATAAGAGTTAACAGAGCCAACATGCTAGACAATACGGTATATATAGCAAACGGAATGGTTCCCCCAACTATAAGTGATACATGGGGTGGCTCTTTTAATACAGGAGCAACCTACCGTGTGCAAGGTAAGTTTGGGTGGAAAGAAGTTCCAGATGAGGTTGATCTTGCATGTATTGAGTTAATGAAAGATTATTTTTCAAAAGACAAGGTTTGGCGCAACAAGTACATGAAGTCAATACAAACATTTGACTGGAAATTCGAGTATAATTCTGGGATATATGCAGGAACAGGTAATCTATATGCAGATCAACTACTTCTTCCATACGTCTTAAATCAAATGGTTGTCATATAATGTATGACCTTGTTAGCTCTATTCTGCCAATGTTTATGGACGTTTATAGACAGTTTGACTCACAAGACCCAGACACTGGAGCAATAAAAAAAGAATGGCAGTTTGACAGAACTGTACCGTGTAGCGCAAAAGGAAACATTACTAACTCTTCTTCAAATAGAGCAGGAAATGCTCAAGTTATTTCTACCAAATATTCTAATGGGGAAATGCTTCAAATTAGAACAACAGAAAGTGTGAGCTTAAGAGAAAAGATTACTAACATTAGAAACACCGAGGGCGAGGTTATTTGGGAAGAGCTAAACTTTCCTACAAATACCCCTACGGTTTACGAATTGATAGAAACAACACCAATGACAGATCCACTTGGCGGAATAGTTGGATATAGCTCTACTGTCAAGAGATCGGAAAATCAACAAATTGGACAATAGCTCACTACTAGTTACAGCAGCCAGCGGATTGCAAAAGGGCATGTCTGGTACTTCGGGCAGCGTTTTAAAGGATAGTACTGTTGCTCAAATATCAGCAGCAATATATTATCAGGCGCAGGTTGTTTCTAAAATTACAACAAATAAACAATTTCAAAAGAAATTTCAGTCTGTAATCTTTAAACAGATTGATCAAGATTTTGGGTCGTATGTAGACTCACAGTCAAGAATGAATCCTAAATCTTTGCACCACATGTACGAGTGGAAAAAGACTGGAAATAAAGGGGCAAGACTATTTAGTCTAAAGGTTCTATCTACAGACGGACTTTCATTTAAAATAACATCTAATTTTTTGCCTTCTAAATCCTCTGTTCCAAATGAATTTGGAAAGAGAAGACACGTATTTATTAACAAAGCTTCTGTGATGGAAGCTGGGATGCCTCTAGTAATTCGTCCTAAGTTCGCAGAGCGTCTAGTATTTGAAACTAGTACTGGAGTAGTATATATGCCTAAAGGTGCTTCTGTGACCGTTACAAGGCCTGGTGGAGGCAAGGCTACTGGAAGATTTAAAATAGCCTACGCACAATTCTTTACAGGCAATTTAGTAAATCTATCAATTAAAAGGTCGGGATTCCAACAGATATTTAATACATCATTAACTAAATCAATGAGACTTCCATCAGATGTTAAAAAAGTTAAATATTCATTTAATGCCAATACATTAAATATGCAGGCCGAATCAGCAATTGCTTCAGCATTTGGAGGTATAGTATGACAGATTATAAAGCAGACATAATGATTGATCTAAGGAAATATCTTTGGAGCCAATTAAAGTCCAATAATATTTTTACAGATACTGATTACTATTCAGATAATCTAGGGGAAGAAATTGTTCCAATTATTCCTGTCCAGCAGTCCCCAGAAATGAATCAGTTCTTGAGCGGTAAAAAGCACATAGTCTATGACAAGATAGGGCTATCCTATGAAGACAACTGGGCCATATGCTGTGAGCAAATACTTTTTACCATATATTCAACAGATGTTTCAGAGATCAATGAGATTAGAAATTTAATGACAGACCTATTCAGAAGAATGGATGATTCGGCTAGGGATGCAAATGCCTATTCTGGAGTATCCAGCAAGTTTAAATTTTTTAGCATATTTGTTGCAGACATTTCTCCAACATCCCCATCCGAGGAACTAGCAGGCTTTTTGTCCTCAGACGTAATCCTTGAGGTAAAATATGCAAGACACCTAGGCTTGACTGGCAGATTTGCTTAATTTGCCTTTGGGCGCATTATACTCTATTATTGTACATAGAGGAAAGGCCTAGCCAGCCAAGATTTAATGATTTACAATAATATATATATATTTTTATAAATAGGAGGAAAATAACTATGGCACAATCCGTAGGTAATGCTAAAAACATTCTCGTTGGTGCATCTCCATTGTTCTTGTCAACTATTGACGTTAATGATTCAGATTACATCGCAAACGCAGAAGCAGGAGTAGCAGTAGCTGCTGGTGCAGGAACAGTTGGTATTCCAGCTTTCGCATCAGGAGTTTCATACACAGATTCACTAAATGCTGTTAATCAGTCAGCAGGACTTTTTGGATACCGCAACGTTGGTTTTACTAACAATGGTCTTCAAATTACATACAACCCAACATACGATTCAGTAACCGTTGATCAGTTGCTTGATACAGCTAAGCTGTTCAAGTCTGCAATGGAAGTTATGATTGCAACAGAAATGTCAGAAGGTACACTCGAGAATATCGCAGCTGTATTTGGACAAGGTTCAGCAACACTAACAACATCAGGAACTGGAGTAACAAAGAAGGACGTACTCGGTCTAGAGGCAGGTGCACTTGGTGCATCCCCAACAGAGCGTCAGCTAATTGCAGTAGGTCTAGCCCCAACAGCTAGCTCAACAGCATCAGAGCGTGTATATTATGCACGTAGAGTTTTGTCTGTACAACAGTCACAATTCTCTCTAGCACGTACAACCCCAACTACATTCCCAGTGACTTTCCGTCTTCTACCAGATGCTAACTACTCTGGCTCAGAATACGGCAAGATTATTGACCGTGTATTAGTAGCTTAATAAATTTAATTTATTAATGAGAACCCCCAGGAAACTGGGGGTTTTCCATTTGTATAGATAATGCCTATATGTTATAATAATTAAGACTAGATCCTAGGAGGATTAAATTGGCAACAACAGTATATAGCGTAGAAGAAGTAACGCTTCAGAATGGCTCAACAGTTAAGTTGAAGCCCCTAAGCATCAAAGAGCTAAGGAAATTCATGATCGTTCTACAAGCAGCAAGCGATTCAACAACAGAGGATCAAACACTCAATGTATTAATTGACGCAGTTGCAGTAGCACTTGAAAAACAACTACCAGAGTTGGTAGCAAATAGAGATGCACTAGAAGATGCACTTGACGTCCCCACAATCAATCGCATACTTGAGGTATGTGGTGGGATTAAGATGGACGACCCAAACCTTCTAGCGGCAGCGGTTCTGGCTGGTCAGAACTAGATTTAGCCGCTTTAG